TTCGCTGTGGTCGTGCCGTTTTTGTCGGTGATTGTAATGATGGCTCCAGTGTCCGTTTCGGTAATCGTGGCAATTGGAGAAAATCCATCTGCCCCATCTTTTCCATCAGTTCCATTCACGCCATCTTTGCCAGGTGCTCCGGTGTCACCTTTTTCTCCTGTTTCACCAGTATCGCCTTTTTCGCCACGTTCTCCCTTTTCACCGGGTGCTCCAGGCTCGCCCTGGTCACCTTTTTCTCCGGGGTCGCCTTTTGCCCCAGCTGCTCCCGGCTCGCCGGTATCTCCCTTTTGTCCTTTTAAGGATTCCAGCCAGTCCGTTTCCGTTCCGTCATATCCATTTTGCACAGCGATTTCGTAGGCGGATTTCCCGTTTTCGCCATCCTTTCCGTCTTTGCCATCGTGCAAAGATGCGATTTTTCCATCTATTTTTTTCAGAAGCTGGGCGTACAAGTCCGGCGTTGGCGGAATTGGAACGCTTCCGGAATTGGAAAAACCGGAACGGCACACCCGAAACTCCAGCGTCGCTGTTGTCGCCCGTACCTCGTCATGATAGCCAAAAATGCTTATAGACGTTTGTCCATTTGTAATTTCCGCCGGAAGCGTACATTGTGCAACATTTCCTTTTCCGATGTGCACATTATAGACATTTTCGCCTTGCTTAAATTGTGCAACTTTATCAATCTGTTCCCATTCCGGAGTAAACAAAAACAGTAGATTTACAAACGCAACTTGTTCATCCGCAACGACTTCTCGGCGTTCTAAATCAATTCTTTGTCCAGTAATCCTAAATACAAGCATTATGTTTCTTCCTCCCAGTTCATATTTTCAGAATTCCAAATAAATGCACCATCAATACAATTGATTCGCTGCAAATATCCATTGTGGTAGTTGGTTTTTGCATCCGATGCCATCCAGTTGGTTGGCTTTGTAATGGCGTTCCATTGTTCTTTTGTTCCCTCGTAGGTGATAGCTGTTAATTTTTCGCAATAAGTAAACAAATTAGACCCGAAATTTTTACAATTCGCAGAAATTGTTAGACCGTCGAGCAAATCACACCACGAAAAGGCAAACGAACCAATCAAGCTGCACTCAATTCTGGCGGTTGTGAGTTTCCGACAGCCACTAAAAGCATAATCGCCCCAAGTCTTAACACTTGCTGGGATTATAATCTCAGTAATAGCATTTTGCTCAAAGGCATGCTGCCCGATGGCGGTTACTGTTTGCGGTATTGTGACCGCAGTTAAGCCGTTAATTGTCCTCTCGGCTTCAAATTGCGAAAACGTGTTATCTCCAATGCTTGTAAGTGTGGATGGTAAATCAACAGCAACTGCGTTCTCGCAATGATAAAATAAATTGTCACCTAAGCTTGTAATGCCGTTGCTAACAACAATATTTTTAATGTTGAGATTGCTACCAAACACCGTGCTCTCTGCTTTGTAGTCGTAAGTTGCACCAGTCCCACGCAGCAGTAATTTTCCGTTGGCGTATAGTACATAATAAACGTTTTCGCCACAAATTCCCGTTTCTGAAACTTCTCCGCCTGTCAAATCGTCTACTTTTGTCTGCAAATCTGCAACCTGATTGCTCATATCGTCCAGCCGCTTTTGCAACTGCTTTAGATAAGCATTAGTCTGCTCCATTTTTGTCAGCATCTCTGTAACCCTGCACTTGCCGAGGATGCAGCGGCAATAACCGCACAATTCCTCATCTTCCCGGCAGTCTGTGATGTTGGAAGCGGTAATCCCACTCGACCCACCATTGACTCGCACCTGACAGAGGGTCAGTGTGGTTTTCGTGTCATTGTTACTGAAAGACGGGATAAACGGGGCAACGGCTGGCGTACCTGCAAGCACCTCGATTTGCACGCTCCGCACAGATTCTTGCGTGTCGCATGAGATACCGACGGTGACATAGCGGGGCAGGGAACTATCTGCATACTGCGACAAGTCTAAGATATAACCGTTGTCGTTCTGAAAATAGTGTCCCTGAATCCAAGCTTTGCCGCTTCCAATCCGAAGCTGAAACCCACCTGCTGGTGTAATCGAAAAACACTCGCCGTAAGTGTCCTGAATTCCGTCACAAATAATGCTGGATAGATAGCTTGTAAAATGCTCAGCCGTATAAACCCGGTCTAAGTTTTTAGCGTTAAAAAATCCGTACGAAAAAGCCATACTCATCCCTCCTGAAATGTAGGTGTCAAGCTCCTGCCGTTTTGGTCAAAACTCTCTATCATTCCGATTAGTCGGATACGATTTTGTGATAGTCCAAAACGAGTTTGCTGTACCGTTACCAAGTCGCCGACCTGATAATCTTGTGGATACTGCTCTTGTGTTGATGTTGCAGTAATGCTGGATTCGCTGATTTCTTCTACCGGCAAAAAATTTTCACGTCCCCGTTCTTCCAGCATTTTCAAATATTCCTCTTCCGGAATAGTGATGGATTCCCCCGCATCGTTCTGCGTTTCTTCCGACAAATCCCGTGCATCTACATAAACCTCGTACCGTTCCCACTGCGTCGGCTCTGGGTCGATGGTGCAAAATGCTCGTTTACGAGCCTCACCCTCGCCAGCCCCCAATGTGTAAGCCGCATTTTGCTGAGCAGCTGCGTTTTTAAGATAATCAAAGGTTAGCAAATTGTGGAACGCATCCGAAAAAATCACATGCGGATAGGTGTCTTGTAAAATGCTGCGGTCAACGCCTTCCGACAGCGTAAACACCATTTGATAGGTGCGGCTGTTTGGTTTTGTTTCAACGAGGGAGATGTTTGCCGTTCCGCCGACCAATTCACAGATTTTGTAAATCCACTCCATCAGGTTTGCATAGCTGATTTGCAAGTGGGTTTCTTGCTTCCAGCAATCTCCAGTGATTTCGCCGAGTTGCAAACCTGGAAGGAAACGCTCGTTTTGTTGCAAGCAGTTCTTGCGAATCGCTGTGTGTATAATCTCTCCATAGCTGGTCTGCTCTTTGATTACCATCGTTGGATAGATAATGCGACGAGATAACAAAATCATGAGAAAATGACCGCTTACGGTCAGATAGTCGCCGTTTTCCGCATCCGTCTGAATACGGACAGATTCAATCAATCCATAATGCTCTGTGTCATCTTTCCGCCCGATAAGTCGACCCGTCTGAAAGATGGCAACGGTTTCCGGCGTGGCAGCAATATATAATTCAAATTGTCCGCACCGAAAGTACTCAATATCCCAAAGGAAACTTGAGAACGCATCGCAGACCGCCTCTAAGGTGATAGATACCGTGTTTTCGGCGGCGGTCATTTGGTAAACTTCAATCAGCATAATTTATACTCCTAAGTATGCATCTGTGTGCTGGATGGTTGCGGTGATGTATTTTGACGCACTCAACCGATACCGATTTAAACCCTTACGGAGTGTAAACCACGTTGAACCAGAGGTCATGCAGTTGATGATGTTGGTTGTTACACCATCTCGCACCAGCGTAACGGACTTTTGCCCTTGTTTGGTATTGATGATGATTTTGTCGCCGGGTAAAATGTCCAATCGCAGCTGGAAATAGGTTGATGTGTCGTCGTCATACAATGTAACTGTTGTTATAACAGGATTTGGGACATCCTCTCCGGAGGCTGCTTCTAAGGTAATTAAAATGCCGACCTCTTCACCGGAATTGAAGATGGACAAGGTTTTATCTGTACTGTAAACGCCGAGCGGAAACGGTTCATCGCTCTCCGGAAAGGGAAAGTGAAACGCTCCAAATACGGATTGACTGTATGCATAGATGGGCTGCATGCTGTACCAGTAGGGGTCTGGGCAAATGATACTGATTTGCCCGTTGACCAACTCACCAAAATTGGTCACGGTGCAGCTTTCAACATATCCCTCTGTATAAACATCAATTCCGACTGTACGATAATACACCTTGAGATATTGAGCGGTTTTCACAACCCGATAGAGGGCGTGGCGGTTTAATTCAATCTTACTGCCGTAGCCTCGCATCTCAAAAGATAGCACTAAATTCCGCTTTTCAATAAAAGCGTTGTTTAAGTAGCTGCCATTCATTCCGGCATATGGTGTTGTACTAATCGTTCCTGCTGGCGGATACAGTCCATCAATTTTGGAAATCATGTAATTGTTTGCAGTGGCGGTCATGTTGATGCGGTCGCCGGCTGCATTCTCAACAATAAGTGTAAATCGCATAAAACACCTCACACATTGATTGCATTCCGGGTTTGCCGGTAAATTTCCAGACGTGTCAATGCCTTTGGACTGTTGTTTGTCTGGTTGATGGTGCGGCTGTTGTCGTTGTTGATGACAGTCGTTGTTGCTCCAACAGAGCCTTGCTCACTTTTTAAAGCATCCATCTGCAAATTTCCCTGCATGGAAACAGAAATTCCATCCGCAACCGCAGCGACTGCTTGAGTTACAAGCTTTTTGCTTTTATTGATACCATTAGCCAATCCTTGCATAAAGTCAGGCATCCAGCTTTCGTAGTCTGTCAGCGGACCTTTGT